TCAAAGTGGTTCTAAAAACAAGTCATTAAAGGATTCGGTCATTGTCGGATGTGTGTATATATTATCTCTTAATACTGTGTAAGGAATATGTTGATCTATAGCAAGTTTGATTAAGTTAATCAGTTCTTCTGATTCTTTGCCATATAATGACGCTCCTAAAATTTCTTTTGTATCTTTATTAATTACTGCTTTAAATAAACCTCTGGAATCATTATTGATTTTGTGACGGGGTATGTTACTGACAAAGACTTTATTTTCTAGAATATCGTATCCTTGTAATTTCGCCTCACTTGCAATTAGTCCTACTCTAGATAGAGGAGGATCAATAAAGACCGTATAAGGTATTGCACCACGATTTTCAGTTGTTCTAGAACCATCACCAAATAGATGTGATTTAATGATTCTATAATCATCGAGTGAAATATACGTAAATTGCAATCCACCTTTAACATCACCTGCAGCGTATATGTGTTTCACTGTACTTTGCAAATGTTTATTTACAATTACTTCACCTTGTTTTCCAATTTTTACATCTGTATTTTCAAGACCTAAGTGATTTGTATTTGGCTTACGACCTGTGGCTAAGAGCACAGTATCAGCTGATATTTCTCCATGATTTGTGTGTATGATAGTTTGATCTTTATTGTTTGAAAATGCAATAGTACTAGTATTAGTGTTTATAGTCACACCTTTATCTTGTAAATCTTTGACAATAAGATTTGCAATGTCTTGATCTTCATTTGTCATGATAGCATCACCACTCTCAAGAATTGTTACATGTGTTCCAAAATTTGCAAACATTGAAGCGAATTCGAGAGCGATATAACCGCCACCAATAATAACAAGTTCTTGAGGTTGATAGTCAATATTTAGTAATCCAGTAGAATCATAAATATTTTGAGCTGTATCTATCCCTTTGATATCTGGGATATTCGCACGTGAGCCAGTGTTGATGACTATCTTATCTGCTGTAATTGTTTCTTGAATTGTTCCATTATTATCCTGTAGTTCTATTACCTCGTTAGAAATAAAATTAGCTTTATAATTTAGAACATCTATATTGTCCTTTGAATTTAAGCCTTGATAGTTCTTATTATTCAATGCCTGTACGACTTCTTTTTTTCTAGTAATAGCCTCTTTGAATGAACTACCTTCAATACCATCATGAATTAATGTTTTAGTTGGTATACATCCGATATTAATAGAGTGTCTATACTTCCGTACATAAGTTAATAAAATTCTATATCATTTATTTTAATGGAATGCCTGTTTTTAAGCTTTACATATTCTATGTTGATAGACTTAATAGCCATCTTAATAAAATCTGCTTTATCTTCCAACGAGAATATTTCCCATGATTCCAACAATACACTTTTGAATTTTTTTATCTTATCTACATTTAGCGTCTTTCTTGGCGCTAATTCTTTTTGCTTTTCATATTCTGCGATTGTTTCGTCTGTTTCTTTGATTAATTCAAATAATTCTTCTTCTTGCATTAACCCCTTAGCATATAATTTATGATACCTTTTACGTTGTTCCATAATTTTATCTATATCAATAGTAACAACATCATCTTTTTGTTTTGTCTTTACTTCGTATTTTTCTAAGTCTAGTTTAGATAGGTAATCACGAAACACTCTCAATGCTTCATTCTCTGAAAAACCGAAACTTTGTTTTTTAGTCTTACATGTGTTGCAATAATATGTTTTATAAGTAACATACCCTTTCTTTCTCTTTCTTGTTGCTGTGTTCATTGTTAATGTGCCACCACATCTCGGGCAAATAAATTTACCTCTGAATACCGATACATGACTGACTATTTTAGTGTTGATCCGTTCTTCTAACCTTTCTTTTATTTGTTGATACATTTCTTCGGTAATAATAGGCTCGTGAGAGTTTTCTATAAATACATCTCCCCAAGTATAATGACCTCTTGTTATAGGACTTCTTAGCGCTCTCGTTATTGTTCTATCTTCCCATCTTTTACCATTAGGAGGTGGTATATCTGAATCGTTTAATTTCCTAGCTATACCTTTTGAACTAACACCTTTCAAAACTTCATCATATGCCCACAAAACTACTTTTTTATAATCATTAGGAATGTAAGTATTATCTACACGATCATAATAAAAGGGTGGTGGTGTGAGTATCATGCCTTGCTTAATTGCTGCGCGTTTACCCATCATAACACGCTCTCTAATGGTTTCTCTTTCCCACTCTGCCATAGCGCCAACTAATGTAACAAACAGTCTACCCATAGCTGTAGATGTATCATAAACTTCAGTAGCACTTCTAAACGCTACGTTATTCTGTTCGAATACCTCTAATAAATCAAGTAGATCACGTACATTACGTGTAAGCCTATCTAACTTATACACTAAAACCAAATCAAACCGTTTAATATCATTCATCATACGTTGTAATTCCGGTCTGTCACGATTAGCACCAGAGAAACCAGCGTCAATAAACACATCTGATACGCTCCAGTCGTTTATCTCGCAAAATGATTTGAGCTTCCTTTCTTGTTCTTCAATAGAATAGCCATGTTCTTTTTGTTCTAATGTACTGACCTGACACGAACGTAAATAGCTACGTTCATAATTCATCACCCCTTAAAAAAGTAAAAAATAATAAGGGTAGGCATGCTACCCATATAAATTTATTTAATTATTTTTTTGGCGGCGTATCTGTTCCGAAAATTGAAGGGTGGCCACCAGAATGGTCTTGTGGTACTTGTTCCATTTGTGATTCATCGTGAGTTGTAGGCGGTGTTTCTTGAGTATTTGAAGTTTGATCATTAGTTTGAGTAGATTGGTCAGTTTGTGAATTTCTACTAGCACTAGCTACGTTATTTTGATTATTATTTGTTGATTGACTATTATTATTTGAATCACTAGTTGTTTTGTCATCTTCAGTTTTACTTTCTTTAGAATTGTTATCATCTGTTTTAGCGCTAGCTACATTTTTTGAATCATTATCTTCTGATTTATTATCTTTTTTACTATTATCTGTTAAATCTTCTGTTACTGAATAATCTTCAGATTTTAAGTCATCTAACTTAATTGTTTTAGTACCTAATTTTTTACCATCAGCACCTTTTGTAGCTTTTAAAACTACATCTTCATCATTTTGTAATTTGTAAGTCATGATACCTTTTGCAGTTTTACCTTTTTTAATAGTGTCATTACTATGTTCGTTCCATTCACCAAGTTTTCCAGTAGTAGGTGTAATCCCGACATCTAATTTATTTATAGTATTATCACTATCCTGAGTTGCTTCAAAACAAGCAATCCATACATTCATTGAAGTTATATCTTCGCTATCTGATTTGTTTTTAACATGATACTTGAAAGCTAATAATTTATCACCTGAATCTTTGTCATTAAGAATAAAAGTATCATCAATTTTTAATACTGCTTGATCTAAAACTAGTGTATCATTTTTGAATTGTGGTTTATCTTCACTTACCTTTTCAGTATTTTTATTATTGTTGCCACATGCTCCTAATACTAATAAACTTGCAAAAATTAAAAATAAAACCTTTTTCATTATACATTTCTCCTTTGTTTATATTTCTTTATATTTAAAAACTCTCAACGGATCAAATGTAATTAAGAATTCTCCATAGTGAGTTCCAATACCATATTTATTTTTGTAATGTTTCAATATTTCTGCTATATATTCTTCGCTTAATTGAACATATTCACCTAATTCATATAAGTTACTAATACCATAATTATGTGCCTCCACAATGATGTGCAAAGGTAGGGCAGCTTCATATCCATGACGCCTAGCGTAGTTTTCAAATTTGCGGTTGTTGAATTTAGATTGGTCTAAGATGTTCCCATATGTAAGTTTATGATGTGCTAGTTCTTCGAAGAGAACCTCTGCTTTGCGTGTTTCTGGTAGATTTTTATCTATAAGAATTATACCGTCATTATAGAAACCACTATAACCGTCTGGTAGTGAGTGTGTATCTCTAATTTTGATGCGTTCGTTCTCAGTGAGTAATTGTTCATAACGTGACATTAAAACCATTCCCTTTTATTTGTCCTCTTTTTTAAATCTATCTATTAAACTCATTATGTAATCCACATCTTCTCGCTTTAGTTCTCCCTCTAAGTGTGCAGCTAAAGTTTGAGGTTCTTCTATTTTCATTTCTTTTCTTCCACTTAACTCATCTAAAGATACCTTAAAATAATCTGACAATGCACTAGCGTGTTCCATCGAAGGGCTAGTGACACCTTTTTCCCATCTATCTATTGATGCTTTTGAAAATTTAACCTCATATTTGGCATTAAGTCTGTCGCTCAATTCTTTCAATGATAAGTTACGTGATTTTCTTAGTTTACTAAGGTTGTCTGAGAAATTAGTCATTTTTTTACTCCTTGTTTGTGTTTTACAAACTTATTATATAAGTTTGTTCTCATATTTGCAACACATTTTACAAATTTATTTCTCAAAAATGAAATTTATTTGTTGACAGTGAAACAACTCGCTTGTATAGTTGTTAGTGTAATCTCATAAATGAGACGAAAGAGGTGATAACAACATGAACAAAAAGAGATATCAAGATTTACGAAATTTCATTGATGAGAGTAAATATACTCATAAAGACGTCGCTAATATGATTGGTATGAATCCTGCACGTTTCAGTCAAAAGATAAATAAAAACAAAAGTAATTTTACTATTGATGAAGCAAGTGCGATTTGTGATGTTTTAGAAATTAGCATGGATGATTATTTTTTTAATCATAACGTCTCAAAAATGAAACGAGAACCACAAACAACTTAAAGGAGAGAATTTAAATGGAACAAATCACATTAACCAAAAATGAATTGATTGAAATAGTAGAGCGAGAAGTAAGTAAAAGATTGGATGGTGTTAAACCTATGAAACCCATTTCAATTTTTACAGATGTAAGGCTCAACGAAGATGACATCAAAGATATCAACGAGAAGTTCAAATTTACAAATTTTATACAAAGACCATATAGAGGTCACCATTATAAACCGCTTGCTCTAAAAAAATATCCTTGTGGAGGAAACGATTATTTTAATGGAAATATCTATGATGATCAAATACACGATCACATTAGAAAACTTACTTTAGCAATTTTTGGAGTTACTAAAAACTCTGATTTGCAAGAAAGAGAATACGGCGAAGCAATTAAATTTTATAGAAACATCAAAGATATGTACCTATATCTGTACAAAAAAAGACTTTCAAAATTAACAATCGAAGATTTCGAATAAGGAGGAAATTAAAATGCAAGACACAATTAATCAATTTTTAGAATTTAGAAAACAATTCACGCCAAGACAGTGGCACGAAATAAATAGAATTATTGATGGACAATTTAATAAAAAAGCCGCCGAGCTGCAACTCGACGACCAAGATGTTGAGGTTATAAAAAATATTATTACTCAACAAAAGATTATGAAGTAACAATTTGAATAAAGATAGGATGAATTCGGTAATCTTTACCTTTGTAATTAATCATGATGTAGTCCTGTTGATACATCGTATCAGCTTCTAATTTTTGGATTGGAGACCATAATTCAGCGTTTTCTTCCCACCATATTGATGGAGAAGTCATATGAGGTCCCATTTTGCAATTTTCATCATCATGAAGATTAACCCATTCACCTAAAAGGCAAGCGTGGACTTGTTCCATATTTATCACCTCCTTATAAGGAGTATAGCAGAAAGGAGCATAAACAATATGCAAGATTTACAAGTAGTAGAACAAAATAATGAGTTTTATGTAGATAGTCGAGAAGTAGCAGAAATGGTAGGAAAGCGACACGATCATTTAATAAGAGATATTAAAGGTTATATCGAAGTTTTAGAGGAAAACCCAAAGTTGGGGACACGTAATTTCTTTGAAGAAAGCACTTATATTACAAATCAAAACAAGATTCAACCCTGCTACCTACTAACTAAAAAAGGTTGCGACATGGTAGCAAACAAAATGACTGGTTCAAAAGGTGTTTTATTTACAGCAATGTATGTAGACGCATTCCATAAAATGGACGAACACATCAAGCGATCTCAACTGAATGTACCACAAACGCCAATGCAGGCATTAGAAATGATGTTCAAAGTACAGAAAGACCAAGAACAATTTAATAAAGAAATGAAACGTGAAATCACTGGAATTAGAAATATTGTAGGTATTGAAACTAAAAATTGGCGTAATGATACTAACAAAATTTTGTCGGCTATCGCTCAACACTTAGGCGGTGGAGATATGCACAAGAAAATTAAAACAGAGGCATATACTGCACTCGAAGAAAAAGGTCGTTGTAACTTAAAAGTCCGTATGCAAAATCGAAAAGGAAAAATGTTAGCAAATGGTTCTACAAAAACGCAAATTAATAAATTATCAAAATTAGATGTAATTGCCGATGAACCTAGATTAATTGAAATTTATATTTCAGTGATTAAAAGCATGGCAATCAAATATGGGGTAGACGTAAGCCAATTTGAAATATAACCCACAATCGAGCAAACAAATTAAAGGAGCGAATAAAATGAAAAGTTTAAAAATTCAATACGGAGTGCCTGAAGCATCAAAAATCAAAAGTGCAGTAAATGAAATTGAAGAAGCTATCGAAGATTTAAATTATGACGCAATCGATATAGAGATAGGTATAGCGCCTAAACCAATTATCGAATTCGATGAAGAAGAGGAGTGATTGTAATGCCTGAACACATTCAACAAATGTTATTTGATTTCGCATTAGAAAGAGGATATATAGAAAAACTTTTAAAAATGAAAGAAGAGAAAGAAGAGGATGATAAATGAAATATCTATTGAGTTACATGACTATGTTCATCGCAATGATCATCACATTACTTTTAGGAGGTGGTTTTACAACGGTATTAGGAATTGCGATGCTAACCCTTATCTTTAGCACATTCTTCTGGGAGAAGTGGCTTGAGATAACAAAAAAGACTGAAAGACGCGCCAACGCCTAACAGTCTAAAATCAAAAATTTATCAAAATATACAACTTAAATATACAAGTGGAGGAGAGAAAATGCAAGAGTTAATCACAGTCAAGTTGACTAGAGAAGAATACTCTCAACTAATCAAAAGCCAAATAGATTTAGATTTCTTGCAAAGTGACTACGACTTTTTAAATAAACGTTACGAAGATATGTGCGATAGATATTTTGAACTTAGAAAAGACTTCAGAAAAGCTATAGAATCGTGCAAAACACAAAGCGAAACAATCAAAGTCATGGAAAGAACAATCGACATGCTGCGTAAAGGAGTGATTGGCATTGAAAGAAACAGTGACATATCTAATTAAACTAAAAGACACTCCCTTCGACTTATTTATTACAAATAAACCTAGCACAAACTTTCCTACTATCAAGTATTCAACAAGTATTGGAGATGCTAAAGATTTCGACGGATTAGATAAGTCTGTTATCGACATGACAAAGCATACAGCAATTAAAAAGACAGTAACAGAATCAACTGAGTATGAGGAGGTTAAGTATGACTGAAGAAACACTATTTAATCAATTAAATCAGAAAGATGTAAACGATCATGTAGAAAAGAAAAATGGTTTAACCTACCTAGCATGGTCATACGCTCATCAAGAATTAAAGAAGATAGACAGTAACTACAGTATTAAGACACATGAATTTGTACACCCTGACGTACCACAAGACAACTATTTTGTACCTTATTTAGCTACTCCTGAAGGCTATTTTGTACAAGTGTCAGTAACTGTGAAAGGACAAACAGAAACAGAGTGGCTTCCAGTATTGGATTTTAGAAACAAATCTTTAGCAAAGGGTAGCGCTACAACATTCGATATTAATAAAGCGCAAAAACGTTGTTTCGTTAAAGCTGCAGCATTACACGGTCTAGGACTTTATATATATAACGGTGAAGAAGTGCCAAGCGCTAACGACAATGACATTACAGAATTGGAAGAACGTATTAATCAATTTGTTACTTTATCTCAAGAAAAAGGCAAAGATGCAACGCTAGACAAAACAATGCGTTGGTTAGGTATTCAAAACATTAACAAAGTTACTAAAAAAGATATAGCAAATGCACATCAAAAACTAGATGCAGGACTAAAACAATTAGATAAGGAGAATTCGAATGACTAATTTAACTATTTTAACAGGACGTATCACTAAAGATTTAGAACTTAAACAAGCAGGACAAACACAAGTAACTAACTTCTCTATGGCAGTGGACAATCCATTCAAAAAAGATGACACATCATTCTTTGACATCGTAGCGTTTGGTAAAACTGCACAACTATTAAACGACTATTGCGGTAAGGGAAGCAAAGTTTTAATCGAGGGCAACTTGAAGCAAGACCGTTTCCAAGATAAAGAAGGTAACAATCGTTCAGTAGTACGAGTGATTGCAAATAGAATTGAATTCTTAGATAGCAAAGGTAGTCAAAATAACCAGAACCAACAACAAGGACAATCACCATCAGGCAATAACCCATTTGCTAATAATAACGATATTTCTAGCTCAGAGCTCCCGTTTTGATGAGGTGTTCATATGAAAGAAATTTGGAAAGATATCGTAGGTTTCGAAGGTATTTATAAGATTAGCAATCAAGGTAGAGTTAAGCGTTTAAGATATCGAACTTTTCGAAACGATGGTTCAAGTAGAGTTTTGAAACCTAAAATATTAAAAGGTAAAGGAAACAAACGTCCCTACAAAAGAGTGTCTTTGTGGAAAGACGGCAAATCTCATGATTTTTATGTTCATCGTTTAGTTGCTGGTGCATTTATTCCGAAAGTTGAAGGTAAAAATTATATAAATCATAAAGATGGTAATCCTCGAAATAACGAAGTAAACAATCTTGAATGGTGTACTATAGCGGAAAACAACTTGCATGCACATAGAACTGAACTTAACAATAATGCCTATAAAGTTAAGTTAACAAGATTAAAAGACGGAAAAAAGTTCTATTTTGAAACTCAAATAGATGCCTCGTTTTTTATAGGTAGAGCACAGTCTTGTGTTGGTAGACATGTAAGAAATCACACTAACCCTAAAGATATAAACGGAAATTATTATACAGCCGAAAGGGTGTAAGTGTTATGCAATATATTGACAGATATGAATTGAATGATGACGGGAGCTTTGATGTTCTTTTAAAAAATGTACCTCTAGGTGATAAAGAAACTTTGATGATAGATAACGGTATCAAAATCGAAGCAAATTTGAACATACAAGACCCTTTTAAAATTACAGACAAACAACGTAGGAAAATATTTGCACTTTGCAACGACATAGAATGTGCAACGGGTCAGCCTCGTGACTATATGAGGTATATGTTCATGGATTACGTAGAAGTCCTATACGGCTACGAAAAACGCCTCTCTTTGAGTGATTGTACTAGAGAACAAGCGAGTCAAGTTATAGAAGTCATTATTGACTGGGTGTTTCATAACAATATCCCACTCAACTATAAAACAAGCGACTTACTAAAAAACGACAAAGCGTTTCTTTACTGGTCAACAGTCAATCGTAACTGTGTAATATGCGGAACGCCACGTGCCGAACTTGCACATTATCACGCAGTAGGTCGAGGACGTAACAGACGGAAGATAAATCATACAGACAACAAAGTATTAGCTTTATGTTCAAGACACCATAAGGAACAGCACCAAATAGGGATGGATAGTTTTAATGAGAAATACAAAATACATGACAGTTGGGTGTCGGTAGATGGACGACTCAACCGAATGTTGAAGGGAGCTAAAAATGAATTCGAGAGTAATAACTAAAGAAAATAAGAAAGAAATCGCTCATAGAATCAAGCAAATAAGATTACAAAGAAATTTTGATATAAACGAATTCGCTTCAATCTTATGTGTTTCTCCTTTCTGTATAAAACAATGGGAAGAAGGCAAAAGAATTCCTAATCTTAAAAAAATAAAATTGATAGCATTCATATTCAAAACAACACCTGAATGGCTATTGTACGGGGAGTGAGATATATGGTTAAGTCAATTTTTTTACAAGATGGAGAAGAAATATTCGTAGATGATGAAGATTACGAAAGAGTGAATCAACATACTTGGTTTAAAGATTATAGTGATAATACGAGAATGATTGGAACTATTTTACCAGATAGAAAAAGGGTTAGTTTGACAAACTTTATAAAAGAAAAATCGTTCCAAAAAGAAAAAAATAATAATTTCACAAAAGATAACTTGTCAAATAAAGGGAATCATTCTAGATGGTCAAGACCAAGTTATAAAAGTATTTCTAAATATAAGGGTGTTACTTGGAGAAAAAATCGAAAAAGATGGATTGCTTTTATAAAAGTAGATGAGAAATCAAAGTATTTAGGTAGTTATAAGTATGAAGATGAAGCAGCTATCGCATATAACAATGCTGTTATGGAGTATTGGGGTGGCAATGGTTATCTAAACAAGATAGGGAAAGATGATAGAACTCACAGAGATTATACCACATATAAAGATCGTCAAAAAAGAAGAAATAACACAACTGAATATTACGGGATATCTCTTAACAAAAATAAAATCGGTGCAAGGATAAATTATCGTAAAAACGAATTTTTTATAGGCAATTTTAACGATAAAGAACAAGCTGCCCTAGCCTTCAATGAGTGTTCTGTATTTTTGTTCGGTAAAGATACTAAACTAAACAACGTTTCTATGACAGATGAACTCAAAGAATTCATATCTAACTGGGAGATACCAGACAGAATCAAAGCACTGAAAGAGGGTGCTGATGATGAATGAACAACCTAGTTACTACTCAATTATCACAGCGAACGTAAGATATGACAATCGTTTAACCGATAGTGAAAAGTTATTGTTTGCAGAAATCACATCTTTAAGTAATAAGTTCGGTTATTGTACAGCAACGAACAGCTACTTCGCAAAGTTATATGAAGTAGTAAAAGAGACTATCTCGAGAAGAATATCAAACCTTAACAAATACGGTTATCTAAAAATAGAAATAATAAAAAATGGTAACGAAGTCAAACAAAGGAAGATGTACCCATTGACGCAATCGTCATTACCTATTGACGTAAAAATCAATACCCCTATTGATAATTCCGTCAATACCCCTATTGACGCAAATGTCAAAGAGAATAATACAAGTATTAATAATACAAGTAATAATAATATAAATAGAATAAATACATTGTCGGGCAACCCGACTACGTATCCTTACAAAGATGTAATTGACTACCTTAACCAACAAACAGGTAAGAATTACAAATCTACTACTAAGAAGAATCAAACGGTCATACGAGCAAGAACTGATGAAGGTTTTTCACTAGATGACTTTAAAAGAGTTATAGATAACAAAGTTGCCGAGTGGAAAGGCACAAACATGGAGAAGTACCTAAGACCTGAAACGTTATTCGGAACTAAGTTTGAGGGTTACCTCAACCAAGAATTACAACCGAGTGGATTGGATCAGTTAGAACGTATGAAGTACGACGAGAGTTATTGGGACTAGGAGTGATTATAAATGCAATCAATGGAGAGTTTAGCTAGAAATATCAAACCTAGTAAAAATATCGTAGAAGAACAACACAACCTTAAATGTAGTAAATGTGGGAACACATACGACTATTACAAGTTTAGTAACGGGCATGAGTTCAGACATGGTTGTGACTGTGAATTGATTGAAATAGGAAAAAAAGAAAGAGCGGCAAGAAAAGAGAAGTATCTCAATCGTATCTTTAATCAATCTAATGTGAATGCGTCTTTACGTGATGCAACAGTTAACAGTTACCAACCACAAAACGAACATCAAGTACAAGCCAAAAAAACAGCCATAGAGTATGTCAAAACATTCTCGGTAGACAAACCTAAGTCATTAATCTTACAAGGCTCATACGGTACCGGAAAAAGCCATATAGCGTATGCCATAGCTAAAGCAATTAAAAACGAAGGATATTCAGTGGCTTTTATGCACATTCCAATGTTGATGGAGCGTATTAAAGCGACATATAACAAGAATGCTGCAGAAACAACAGATGAACTTGTACAACTACTAAGCAACATAGATTTACTGGTTCTTGATGATATAGGCGTAGAGAATACTGAACACACATTAAATAAACTATTCAGCATTGTAGATAACAGAGTTGGAAAGAATAATATCTTCACTACCAACTTTAGTGATAAAGAACTTAATCAAAACATGAATTGGCAACGGATCAATTCAAGAATGAAACATAACGCTAGAACCGTAAAGGTGCTAGGCGATGATTACAGGGAGCGTGACGCATGGTAACGAAAGAGAATGTTATGCAAATACTTGAGTGTTCCGATGTGTATGCTCAAAAAATACTTGATTGGGCGAATGGTAATCAAGAGGAACTTATCAAACTAATTAACGACAAGCTAGAAGAAAAAAGCAACAGACAGGCGATAACGGAGGTGTCCTAATGGGGCTTATCGACGGACTTAAAAAGCAATACATGTTGTATCAAATTGACGGTTGGGAGATGTGTAGTGTAACGCCGTTAGGAGAAGATACGTTCAAACTAGGCAACTATGCAGGTATACACTTTAGAAACACATTTTCAGGAACAGTAACGAAAGATGAACTAGAAAAACTAAAACGCAAACACAAGTTGTTCAGAAAAGAAGAACTGCAACAGCAAATGACAATTAACGAATTATTATTTTGAGGTGAGTTATGGAAGTACATTACAGTAGTAAGTCGAACGAATGGGCGACGCCGCAGAAATTATTTGATGAATTAGATAAAGAATTTAATTTCACTCTAGATCCATGTGCGACAGATGAAAATGCTAAGTGCAATAAACACTTCACTATTGAAGATGATGGTTTGAGTAAAGATTGGTCAAAAGATGTTGTGTTCATGAACCCACCTTATGGCAGAGAAATTAAAAAATGGATCAAGAAAGCATACGAAGAAAGTTTAAATGGAGCAACAGTCGTTTGTTTGATACCAGCAAGAACAGATACAACTTATTGGCACGATTTCATTTTCGATAAAGCAGATGACATTAGGTTTTTAAGAGGTCGTTTGAAGTTCGGAAATAGTAAAAATAGCGCACCGTTTCCAAGTGCAATAGTTGTATATCTAGGAGTGACGACGTGAGTAAATACAATGCTAAGAAAGTTGAATATAAAGGTGTCGTGTTCGACAGCAAAATTGAATGCGATTACTACCAATATTTAGAACGTAACTTGGGCAATGAATATGACCATATAGAATTACAACCTAGATATGAATTGATACCTAAGTTTGATAACCAACGCAAAACAGAATATATAGCCGACTTTGCACTATGGAAAGATAACAAGCTACTTGAAGTGATAGACGTCAAAGGTATGCCAACAGAAGTAGCGAAGTTGAAAGCGAAGATATTCAGATATCAAAACAGAGAAATACCACTCACATGGATATGCAAAGCACCTAAATACACAGGGCAAGAGTGGATAACGTATGAAGAACTTTTAAAAGCTAGACGAAAGAAAAAGAAGAAAGAGGTGTTAGATAAATGAATAGCTATGAAGTTCAAACGAGATTAGATTTTACGATTAAAGGTCATATTAATGCGTTTGTTCCAGTTGAAAAAGGTCAAACACCTTCTGACGCAATAGAAGATTTTAAAGAACAATTGTTAGAAAGTCCGAGAGATGTATTGAATTACGATATAGACATAGATGATTTAGAGGTGGAGTAAATGGAATTAGCAAGAAATAGAACAGTTAAATTTAAAAATAATAAATTATATTACGTTGTCAGAACTAAAGAGCAAAAACACTTATTGCCAGTAGAGGATGTACACGAAGCTGAATACACAGGCACACCCTGGAAACTCATTGTAAGACGTATTAAGTATTCTGGCTATAGTCCTGAAGAAGCTTTATTCGAAGATTATAACGAACAAGACACAGAAATGAAAGAGAGAAAACGACTATCTCAATTAGAACATGAGGACAGAATGAGGTTAGTAAGACTAGAACGACAAAAAGAATTGGACCTAAGACGTAAGAAACCTCACTTATTCGAAGTGCCTCAAGTACATCCTAGAAGAGAATGGTGTGTACACCTTATGAAGTACGATATTTTTCCAAAAAGGGTGGTTAAATCATGAGTATTAGAGATTTAAGCGAAGGCGACATAATTAGAATGTATGAACTTAATGGTGTGGAGGTTACAGCAAAGGTTAAAGATGTTTATCATTTAGCCCATTCAAGTCTTGGTATTGATGAATGGGTTGCTGATGTAGAAGCAGTTGACGGGAGAACTTGGACTATTGATGATAATTACGTTTTTTACTCATTACCTGATGAAAATGAAGAAGCCAAAAAGACGTCAGATGACAAGGTCAACCACCCGTCACATTATACGTATGGAGATATAGAAGTCGTAGATTTCATAGAGCAGGTCACTAGAGATTACAAACCAGAGCTAGCTTTTGCGATTGGTAATGCAATTAAATATATAAGTCGTGCTAATCGTAAGAACGGTAAAGAAGATTTAGATAAGGCACGTTGGTACTTGAATAGAGCATTTGAGAAGTGGGAGGGGTAAGCATGATTTACATGTACGAACCATTTACTCACACAGTGACTAAGACAGACTTATCTCATCTGCACAATATTACAGGTATTCCCCTCAACACACTGTGGTACCAAAAAGAACGTGGCACATATAACGATAAGTTGAAGTGCTTCTTTACCGACACAATGCCGAGAGTGAATAAGAAACAGGTGTTCAACGAAAGAGTTGTAGCAAAAGATGAAATTTGGAAGTATAGCGAGAAGTATGATCTATACGTAAGTAACTTAGGCAGAATGAAAAGACCTGATGGAAAATACAAGTTTGCGAATGGATGTAACGGTATTTCCACAGTTATTTATAAGAATAAGAAGTATCGTGCAGCAGATATTGTATATGAAACATTTATCGGCAATTTGAGAACAGGGTATCACGCTTATCCTAAGGACAGTAGATATAACAATCTTACGGCAGATAACTTATTCCAGTCTACATTACAGAAATATAGAGTGTATCGCAGAAATAAAGGCATATCTAAGCCAGTATATCTTGTCGATAACAACAACCGGATTGTTGAAGAATTCGCAAGTACAGTAGAAGCTCAAAAACTATTATTCATAGACAGACGAAACATCGCTAGAAAGTGTAACCGTAAACATGTAAGTGACGGATTGATGTATATGTGGGCAGACGAATACGAGGAGTTGAACGCATGATACTGTCCGAAACAATCAACCAACGATACAAGTATCACACACAAGGCAAGACACCTACAGAAGTACAACAGGAATTACGCAAGCTAGGTGTCAAAGGCTTTGTGGTTAAGGTAGCAGGAAGCAGAGTGACGATGAAAGTTGATGAGAACGATATTAAAAAGAATAGGGAGTGTGTAAGGAATGGCAACAGATAAACAAGTTAAGTATGTTGAAAGTTTACAAAATCAAACTTCACTTACTGATTATAGTCGTAAAGAAATAAAAGCAATGACGCATAAAGAAGTAAGTGATTTAATAAGCGAATTACAAGATGACATATTATATAACGAATTAATGAGTTATGGTCTGCCAAATCAATAAAAGGAGTGTTTGAGATGATACCTAAGAAAAAACTAGGAAAGATAAGGTATAACAATAGAAAAAATAAAGAATATTGTGCAATATTCGAGTGTCCTATTTGTGAAAAAGAAATAGTGAGACCTATTAGTGAAGGTAAACGATTGAAAAGTTGCTCGCAAAAGTGTTCATCGCAAGGAATTAGGAGAGGTACTTACAAACCTTATATTTATATAAATGAGTATAGATACCTATATAAACCAGATCATCCCAATTCTACTAAGTTAGGATATATAGCAGAACATAGATTTAATGCAGAGATTAAAATAGGTAGATACCTTAACAATGATGAGATAGTACATCATATTAATGGTAATAAGGAAGATAATTCTTTGTCTAATTTAGAAGTCTTAAGTGCATCAAGTCATAATAAATTACATGCAGAAAAAAAGGAGAGAGATGAGTATGGAAAATTTAAGATTCAGAGCGTGGGATAAAGAAGATAATAAAATGGTACGCTGGAAAGATTTAAGGCTTGTTAAGAATAATCGTGATAAAGATTTGAGAGTTGTTGATATAACTTATTCTCCAATTAAATTTAAAAAAGCAAAACTCATGCAATCAACTGGCTTGAAAGACAAAAACGGTGTCGAAATTTATGAAGGGGATATTGTTCAACATTCAAAGAAACCTAATCCATGTTTTAGTTACCCCTTTGAAGTTGTACAAGCTAGAACTGGAGAATGGAGATTAGATAATTTTAGATGTGGCACAGTGTTAGCATTTAGTAATCAAGATGAGTTGGAAGTATTAGGGAATGTGTTTGAAAATAAAAATTTATTAAGTGATTTGGAGCGTGGTAGTGATGTGGAAAGTTAAAGAGTTTAAATATATGGAAAATATACCTGAAATTTATGATGAACACAAAACTACAGATGAACAAATCAATGAATTTGTAACCGACAATGATATAAAGGAATTTGAGATTGTTGGATATACTGCAACATACTCTGAGGAATATGGCACAGATACGATTTATACATTAATCAAATACTGGGAGGAATAACAAATGAAACCTGAAAAACATATGCAAATGATGCAGATGTTGCAAAATTGCGTAATTGAAAAATATGTATCACACGATGAATACGAAGAGTTGGTAGCTAGAGATAAGCACGGTAATAAAATGTTTATTAAATTTTATCCGAATGAGGAGGAACAATAAATGACTATATTCCATATATTATGGTTACTTTTAGTTGGCGCATTTATAGCTGACTATGTAAGGTTACGTAAGGAAAAAAGATAAATTAAGAGTTAACGTAAGTATTCTTGCTGAGCATGTTATGAAAGATTACGGAGCAGAGTACACATATAAACTTATCAATTACAAGGAGGAACAGTAAATGACAAATACATTAGAAATTAAATTATTATCAGACGACGCAACATTACCAACACGTGAGAGATTAGACGCCGGTTATGACATTTACTCGGCAGAAACATTAATACTTGAGCCACAAGAAAAAGCAGTGATTAAAACAGATGTAGCAGTAAACATACCAGAGGGATATGTGGGGTTATTGACGTCAAGAAGTGGTGTAAGTAGTAAAACACATTTAGTGATTGAAACAGGCAAAATTGATGCAGGTTTTCAAGGAAATATGAAGATTAATATTAAGAATGACAGACAAGATTTTGTTATCGATTCAGATGTATACCAAGACATTGAAGGCGAAGTGCATTATACAAATGAAACACTTGATGCAGGCACTTACAAAATCAACAAAGGTGACAAACTAGCTCAATTGGTTATCGTACCTATTTGGACGCCAGAGTTAAAAGAAGTAGAGGAGTTTAGCAGTGAATCAGAGAGAGGGGAGCAAGGCTTTGGATCAACAGGATTTTAAAGAGGATATTGTATATAAAGTTAAAAGAATACTTGGTAAGGAGTGAATGGAATGATTAAACGCATACTTAAAGATTTATTCTTAATCGCTATGTATGAGTTAGGTAAATGGATTGGTAGAGAGTTGTATTACAAGATGACTGCAAACGATGAGGTGGAAGTGCCTAAGGACTTCGACGAACACGACCACGCTCATTTAAATGGATTATGGAAAGAGGTATTTAAATGACTTGGTGGATAGTGATTATTCCAGTTATGTATCTCGTTTGGTTGTGTGTAAAGAGTAAGGGAGATTTTAAATAATGGAGGTTAAGTATGGGATTAAGAAAATCAACGCAACGCTATTTAGAAAGTGAATTAAGCAATTATAGGCATATAGATAAAGATATCCAACGCGTGAGAGAAGAAGTATTAAACCCTTGGCAACCTACAGATACAAACATCGGTGGAGATAAAGCACATAGCAACGTAAGTGTCACGGAGATAAAAGCTACGCGTGTAGTGAATGATAGACGTTTATCGCAGTTAGCTAGAATGAAATCTGCTATAGACATTGTATATCAAACAAGTAGTAAAGAAAGTCAACAACTCATGGATATATATTATTTTAAAAAGCCGAGAACATTAAATCTTACTGGTGTTGCTCAAGAAATATGTGTAAGTAAATCGACAGCTTATGAGTTAAGAAGAGAAATTCTTACTAAATTAGCTGATGAGTTAGGAATCATGCATTAATTTGGAAAAATTCTGGAAAAATGAACTCGGGAAGTCGGTTATTATGATAGTGTAAGTTATTAGATGACTTACCTCGTGTAAACCTTTCTATCATTTATTCTTTTCAAAACAAAAAGAACATTTTTTCTCCTTTGAACCTATCCGATAGATTAGTCGGGTAGGTTTTGTTATATAAAAAATAAATAAAGTTATTAACGTGAGAGTTGGTGATATATGAAATGACAAAAATGCAAAATAATGCAACATTTGGCGCGTATTTAGAGTTAACTAAGAAACAGCAAGAATATATACGCCTCAAAAACGAAACAGATTTGAATGAAGGTGAAATCGCTTCTGAAATTGATGTAAACCGTTCTACTATCTCGCGATGGAAGAACAACGATAAATTCAGAGAAGGTTTTAAAGGCTATCAAGTAGAATACTTATCTAACCAAGTACCTAAAGCCCTACAAACAATGATTAATTTGTTAGATGCTAAGAGCGAATTGGTTAGGTTTCAAGCTTCGAAAGATATATTGGACCGTTCAGGATATACACCGGTAGATAAACAAGAGTTAGAAGTCACTACCCCTAATATTATTAACAATATACCGTTAGAGGATTAACTGTGGATATTAAATTAGATGAAATCGTCGGTGGTGGCTATAACAAATTCTTTAACAATAAAAATTTTTATCGTGTAGTTAAAGGTTCTAGGGGTAGCAAGAAATCAAAAACAACTGCACTTAACTTTATCTTTAGAATTATGCAATACAGTTGGTCTAACTTGCTTGTTGTTAGACGTTTTAGTAATACAAATAAGCAATCGACATATACAGATTTACGTTGGGCTACCAATAGACTAGGAGTTAAACACTTATTCAAATTTAATGACAGTTTGCCTGAGATAACATATAAACCCACTGGCCAGAAGATATTATTTAGAGGATTAGATGATCCGTTAAAGATAACTTCTATCACCGTAGAAAACGGCATACTTTGTTGGGCATGGTTTGAGGAAGCTTACCAGATAGAAACCTTTGATAAGTTCAGTACAGTAGTTGAATCTATACGTGGTTCTGTCGATGACCCAGAGTTCTTTAAGCAAATCACTATAACGTTCAACCCTTGGAGTGAACGTCATTGGCTTAAACCTACTTTCTTTGATGAAGATACTAAGCTAAACAATACATTTTCATACACAACGACATTTAGAGTTAATGAATGGCTAGATGACGTTGATATTGGACGTTATGAAGATTTATATCGTACCAACCCTAGACGTGCGAGAATTGTATGTGACGGCGATTGGGGAGTAGCAGAAGGATTGGTGTTTGAAAACTTTGAAGTTAAAGAGTTTGATTGGGTTAAAAAGTTAAAAGACAAACAAGTTGTAGCACATGGTAGTGACTTTGGTTTTACTCAAGACCCAACAACACTTGTTAGTACTATTGTAGATACACAGAACAAAGAATTGTGGATATACAACGAACATTATCAAAGAGGTATGCTTACCGACGAGATATATCAAATGTATATAGATAAAGGATTGAAAAATGCCGAAATAGTAGCTGATAGTGCAGAAAAACGTTTGATTACCGAAATTAAGCGCAAGGGTATTTCGAACATAAAACCATCTGTAAAAGGTCAAGGTTCTATCATGCAAGGCGTTCAATTTATACAAGGGTTCAAAATATACGTTCACCCATCTTGTGAGCATACTATAGAAGAATTAAACACTTATACATTTGATCAAGACAAAGACGGTAACTGGTTAAACAAGCCTATAGATGAAAATAACCACATACTCGATGCTTTGCGTTATAGTTTAGAGAAATTCCACTTCCCTAGAAATAACAAAACAAACGTCAATATTAAGAAAAACATTAGCCGTGCTAAAGCTATGGGCTTATAAGGAGGTAACACATGGCACACGTTAACAACTTTGAAAGAGATCTTGAGCGTCGTCAAATGCGTGATGAGATATATAGACGTGACGCAGTTGAAACGTACAAATACGATGGCACAGTACAAGACTTGTTAGATAACCCTAACGATATCAGTGACTTCATTCGTCATCATTTAGAGGCGCAAGTTCCAAGATTACAAATGTTAGATGATTATTATCAAGGTTTAAACTTTAACATCATGCGTAACAAACGTCGGAGAGAGAAACACTTAGCAGATAATAGAGCAGCGCATGACTTCGCTTCATATATCACTGACTTTATTAATGGCTATTGTTTTGGCCATGCAATACAAGTGCAATCAGATAAAGAGATGACACAAAGTAAATTAAATGAGTTACACAGTCTTAACGATGTGGATAGTCACAATCGCTCTTTAGGTTTAGACTTGTCTATCTTTGGTAGAGCTTATGAATACATTATACGTAACCAAGAAGATGAGGTTAGATTTTACAAATCAGATCCACGCAATACTTTTGTTATATATGATACAAGCGTAGAGAAGAATAGTTTGATGGCTATTAGATATTGGAAGGTAGCAACAGAAGATAGCGTAGAGTTAACGGAAGTTGAAAGTAACATTTACTATGTTGATGTTATTACAGATAAAGCAACATACTTCTATGAGGCAAACAGCGTAACTAACTTAGAATTGTCTGAACGAAAACCACCAGAGGCGCATTCATTCGGTAGAGTTACTATTACAGAGTTCAGTAACAATGAAAAACGTAGAGGAGACTTTGAGAAGGTTATTCCCCTTATTGACTTATATGATGAAGCGCAATCAGATACAGCTAACTATATGAGTGATTTAAACGATGCAATGTTGTTAATTAAAGGTAACGTTGATTTAAACGAAGAGGTAGCAACTTTACAAAAAGAAGCAAACGTATTTCATTTAGCACCTCCTGAATACGCAACAGTGGACGACAAAGTCACTGAAGGTAATGTAGACGCTCAATACATCTATAAACAATATGATGTAAGTGGCGTTGAAGCATACAAGACACGAATCGCTAAAGACATTCACACGCTTACTAACACACCAGACATGACTGATGAAAACTTTGGAGGTCAACGATCTGGAGAAGCTATGAAATATAAGCTATTTGGTTTAGAGCAACGTACAGCAATCAAAGAAGGATTGTTCCGGAAAGGATTGGTTAGACGTTACAAGTTAGTCGGAGAAATTATGGGTGTGAATAGAGAGATAGACAAAGATAATCTCAAAGATTTAGTATTTACGTTCACTCGAAACTTACCTAAGTCAATTACAGAAGAAATGCAAATGTACATGAGTGCTGGTGGGGAAATTAGCCAACAAACACTGATGTCTCTTGTATCTTTCATAGACAATCCGCAAGATGAAGTCAAACGTATCCAATCAGAGGAAGAAGAAAAAGTAAAACGTTCCGATGATTTAATGTATAAGAACGTACAAAATGAGGAAAATAACATAGAACAATCGACTTCAAACATTGAGGAGTGATGATCTATGACTTATTGGGATAAAAGAGCTCAAGAAATCATTAAAGATGAGACAATGAGCGATAAGGAAATGAGTCAAGAGATTGAACGCATTGTTAACAACATGATTGACGATATAGAGAATGAGATATCTAAATTCTATGCAAGATACGCAGACAGTGAAGGTATTCCTATCAACGAAGCAAAAAAACGAGTGGATACTTTCGACGTTCAATCTTTTGCTAATAAAGCAAGGTCATACGTTAAAAACAATGACTTTAGCGATAGAGCGAACAGAGAACTTAAACAATACAACACAGCGATGTATGTGAATAGAGAGAAGTTACTTAAAGCGCAGTTAGGACTCATTGTAACGTACTCATACGCTCGTATAGAGCAATCTATTTATAATTACATGGAATCATCCTATTATCGTTCTCTTGAGCAACAAGCAGGTATTTTAGGCAAAACAATACATGTATCACTCAACGATGTAAAAACAATTGTCACTGCTCCATTTCAAAACTCTAATTGGTCACGTCGTTTATGGCGTGATATGAAAGTTGTTCGTGCTCATGTTGAAAAGGCTACAAGCCAAGTATTGTTAAGAGGACGACACCCTTATGAGTTTGTGAAAGAGTTCAGAAAAGAAACAGGTAATAGTACTTACGAAATAAGACGTTTACTCATAACAGAAACTGCTAGAGTGCAAACGTTAGCTGCAAAGCGTCATATGTTAGAACAACATGGTCCAGATGCAGAATATGAATATCACGCTAAGATTGATGGTAAGACTACAAAAACTTGCAGACATTTAAATAACAAAGTGTTTAAAGTAAAAGATATGAAACCAGGTGTGAACGCTCCGCCAATGCATCCTTTTTGTCGGAGTGCTGTCGCACCACACATCAATCCTAATTGGAGAGATGAATTCTTTGAAGAACGCAAAGGAAGATATTCACTATAAGGAGGTGTTGTAATTGGCAGAAACAAACGATGTAACAAATACGCCGCCAGTTACCAACGAAGGTACTGCAAAAGAAATTGTAGATAATTCTATAGGTGACTATGAAGATGCTGATTGGGAAGAAGAGGAAGTCATCGATACAGATTTTAGCGATGAAGAAGATTCAGAATATGAAGATGACTTTATGGATCCAGATGACGAAGAATTTGAAGAAGAGAATTGGGAAGAAGATTACGATTTTTCAGATGACTTTGATCAAGAAGATTTAGATTTCTTAGAGGGACTTGGTGGTACTGGAGATGAAATAGAAGAAGAGTACGAAGAGGACTACGAAACAGAAGAAGGTCTTTATGATGTAACTGAACTTGATGGTGATACAATCGATGAGTATGACAAGTATGACGAAAGTTACTTACAAGACAGGCTAGATGATGTTTACGATGAATATAATCAAATCTTCAACAAAGAACCTTCTGACATCATTAAAGATAGTATGACAACTCAAGAGAAGATAGACAAAATTGTTGATGCAATTCAAGAGGGTGGAAACGGTGTGTAATGAACGTATCGCTAAAGCTCTCGAAGGCATTCAATATGAATTGAAACGATTGAATGACTCAAACCCTAGTAACCAAGCACAAGTGAAACAGAAAGAACCTGAGAAGAAAGAGTTTAAACCTAAAAATTTCATCTGAGGTGGTACTTATGTCAAAACGTGAAGCAGTTGGTCCTGGCGTTACCGCGCCAATATCTCGTCAGTAGGATACGTTAACCTACTCGACCTCAGTAAGTCGTTAAACTGCTAATAATGTAATCAACTGGATTAATACAATGTAATAAACATAAACATCAGCACACTTTATTGGGCTTAACCGCACTATAATGGGTGCTTTTTTTATGCGTAAAATCATTTGTGTTAGGACTGTTTGAAAGGACGATATAAATGAATGAAATTAAACGATTAAAGCTAAATTTACAGCATTTCGCTGAAGATGATTCAAACAATAACCAAGAAACAGAAGAAACAAAGGAAAATAGTCAAAACAGTGATGACAAAAAGGTTTTTGAATTAACTCAAAGCGAGTTGGATAGTCAAAAACATAAAGCTGTAAATACAGCACTAGCAAATCAAGAGAAAAAATTCGAACAAAGGTTAAAAGAAGCTGTTAAAAATGCGCGTTCTGAAGGCGAAAGCTACGCTAAGTTAACTGAAAAAGAGAAGAAAGACAAAGAATTTGAGAAACGCGAACAAGCCTTAGCAGAAAAGGAAAAAGAATTCAGATTACGTGAACTCAAAGCTGATGTGGAGAACGACCTTAAAGACAAAGGTCTACCTACTTCATTTGCAGAGTCACTAATCCATTTGGAAGATAACGAACAAATCAATGAAGTTGTCAACGCGATTAAGGAAGATTTCGACAGAGCAGTTCAAGAACAAGTAAAAGAAGCTACTCGTCAATCAACGCCGTCTGGACAACGAAGTGATGTATCTAGTAACAAAAAGACAAGCGATAGTTTTGCAGAATTAGCAAGACAAAATAGAATAATTCAATAAACGGAGGAATTAAATAATGAATGAAACTAATAGATTAAAGTTAAATTTACAACACTTTGCTAATAACGATGTTACACCACAAACATTCAATCCAGATAATGTAATGATGCATGAGCACAAAGAAGGGGAATTGTTAAACGATTTCAACGAACCTATTCTTTTAGATGTATTGCAAAACTCTAAAATCATGCAATTAGGTAAATACCAAGATATGGGTGGTAAATCAGAGAAAAAGTTCACTTATTGGGCAGATAAACCAGGTGCTTACTGGGTAGGAGAAGGTCAAAAAATTCAAACTTCTAAACCTAGCTTACTTGAAGCATCTATGCGTTCACACAAAATAGCTGTAATTGTTTTAGCGTCACGTGAATACTTAAACTACACTTATTCTCGTTTCTTTGAAGCAATGAAACCTCAAATTGCAGAACAATTCTACAAAAAGTTTGATGAAGCCGGTTTATTAAACATTGATAACCCGTTCAAACAATCCGTTGAACAATCAGCTGTTTCTTCTAAAAATGTTGTGAATGGTGATATTAACTTAGATAACGTATTAGCATTAGAGGACACTTTATTGGAACACGATGTTGAACCTAACGCTTTCTTATCTAAAACTCAAAACCGTACTGCGTTACGTGGAGTTCGCGATAAAGATACTAAAGAAAGCTACTATGACCGTGCAAGCAACACTTTAGATGGATTACCTGTAGTTGACCTTAAATCAGACAATTTCAAAAAAGGCGACTTATACGCTGGAGATTTCAACAAAGTATTCTACGGCATCCCTTACAACTTGTCTTACAAAATTTCAGAAGATGGTCAATTATCAACTGTACAAAATGCTGACGGTTCACCAGTAAACTTATTCGAACAAGAATTAATTGCTTTACGTGTAACTATGGATGTTGCATTCCATATTGCAGATGACAAAGCATTCGCTAAATTAACAGCTGGTACTGCTTCAACTGGTGGAAATACTGAAACCGTATAAATAATCTAGGAGGTCTTACAATGGCTTATTCTTACAAAGTAGTTCGACCGTTCGTAGATAAAGAAGATGGTAAAGAATATAAAGTAGGAGATGAATTCTCCACTGATATTACTAATGAACGTATCGAACAACTATTCCATAAACAAAACGTATATAACGAGCAGTATATCGCTTTAGATGTTGATGCTAAAGCAACAAAAGCTGAATTGTTAGAAATAGCTGAAAAACATGGCGTAGAGGTATCTAAGGACGATACAAAAGCGATAATTATAAAAACGTTGGAGGGATAACATGGCTACATTAGAAAATGTAAAAATGTTACTCTCTATCGATGATGATAAGCAAGATGAACTACTCAAAATAATCATAAACAATACAGAAAAGCGTTTGATTAGTTTACTCCCACTTGAAACCGAGGAAATACCTGAAAGACTCGAGTACATCGTGGAAGAAGTATCAGTCAAACGCTTTAATCGTGTTGGCGCCGAAGGAATGACACAAGAAAGTGTTGATGGTCGTTCTAATACTTTTCAAAGCAATGATTTTGATGAGTATATGGATGTTATTGATGCTTTATTTCCGAAAGAGACAAGTAAACGTGGTAGAGGTGTTTTCTATTGAGATACAACAAGCGCGTGAAGTTCTCTAAGGAAATTAAAGGTGGTTACAATCCTAAAACAAGTAAGTACGATGTTAAGGAACATGTGTACAACGAAATTCCTTGTAATACATCTCCTTTATCCCCGCAACGTACTAATCTTGAGTATGGAGATGTAACCAAAGATATTAACGTCATTCGCTTAAATGGTCGTTTTGAACCAAAAGTGACTCATGCTTATATCAAAGATTCAAAGTACATTATCACTAAACGTATCGACTATGAACACGACACTGTATTCTATGCAGAGGAGGTTAAATAGTGGCTGGAGATATCGATGCTCTAATTCGAAAGCTAGATCGAATGCACAGTAGCATTGATGATGATGTTGACGAAGTGCTCAAAAATAATGCTGGCGAGTTTGCTAAAGATACTGTTGTGAGTGCTAAGTCAGTGATGAATAAAGGTTACTGGACAGGAAATTTAGCTAGAATGATCAGAGATACAAAAATTGGCGAAATGAAGTATGCTATTACCTCTAATGCGGGATATAGTGGTTTTTTAGAATACGGTACGCGTTACATGGCTCCTGAAACATTTATGTTCCCTGTTTATGAAAGATATACTCGACAAGTCAGAGAAGATCTCGAAAGATTAGTAAACGGTTAAGGGGCGTATGCTATGGAACAATCAGCTAAACTTCAACTATTTAATTACTTATATGAAAAATTTAGTGAACTTGGTGTTCCTGTTATTGAAACAAAAGAGTTAAACCAAGAGTTGTCTTATCCCTTTATCGCTATTCAAACTACTACAGATAGCATGAACGTGTTAACTTTTGACAGTTTCGGTGGTAATCCTACCGCTACCGTTCATTTGTGGGGTTTAGATGATGATAAAGGGATAAACGATAACTTGCTTATGCAAGTTCAAAATATCATGTTAGACGATATTCAACTCGATGGTTTTAGTTTGTTTAATCCACAGTTAGATATCAACGAAGCTATCGAAATAGAAAGTAATCAAGCATTATCACATATAACAATAAATATCGAATACACAAGTCATTAATTGGCTTGTTTTTTTATACAATTTTTTAGGAGGGCAAAACCTATGGCAATTAAACAAGGTACTGATGAATTAGTCTTAATCCGTAAAGCCGGAGACCGTAAAGATGCAAATAAAGTAATGTGGGTAACAGAATTAGAACGCGAAACTGAAAAAGATAGAGATACAGAAGCTACTGTAGATGGTCCTGTTAACTCTGGAGGTACATTAGAGTCAACAGTTACGATTAACTGCTACATGAACCAAGACGACACGTTATGTGATGAAATTGAAGATGCTACCGAAGAAGATACCCCTTATGAATTATGGGTTATCAATAAAAAAGTTAAAAACAAAGATGGAAAATATAAAGCAGAATATCGTCAAGGATACTGGAATAGTATTGACCGTACTAACGACGCTGAAGATATCGCAGAATTTGAAACTGAATTTGGTGTATATCTTAGAAAAGTTCGTGGTTGGGCAACGTTACCAGAGCAAATCGAGAAAAACAAAGCTGCTTATGGCTTCCACGATACTGTTGCTGCAGATCCAGCTGACGATGGTCTTGTGTCAGAAATCCCACAACCTAACGAACCAAGCACAGCAGAAACTGTATAATATCGAGGGCTTGATGCCCTCTTTTCTTTTTGACTAATAAAATAAAGTGAGGTAATTAAAAATATGGAAATCAAATTTAACGGTAAAACAATCGAATTATCATTTGGATTAAAGTTCTTAAACATCATTGATAAAGAAATGGGCATGGAAGCTGAACAAGTTAACTTTGGTAAAGGTACAGAAATGTTAGTACCTGCATTAGAAAGCCACAGTGTAGTAGATGTTGCAAAAGTGATTAAAGCTGCAACAGCACAAGAAAAAGGCGCTCCTAAAACAGAAAAAGACTTAGAAGAAGTTGTTGAGAATGTTATTGAAAATACTGGTCTTGAAGAATTCTGTAATGAAGTTATCGAGGAACTGGGAAAGCGTGTTTTAACCCAAAACCTCGTTCCGAAAAAATACAAAAAGAACAGCAAGAAGTAGAGGAAGAACTTTTAACGTTTGATCGTATTGTTATCTTATGCATGAGTAAGCTCAAAATCTATGATTTAGATGTTATAGAGCGAATGACACTTAGAGAGTTTAACTATCGTATGTACGCCTTAGAATATGAACAACTAGATAGAGATATGGATATGTACAAATTAGCATTTGCTATTAGAGACGCTGCTGCAGAGAAAAAGAAACGTGGCGGTAAAAAAGGCGAAACAGAATATCGCTTCAAAAGTGCCGATGATATTATGCATTATCAAGAAAACATTCAACGATTGAACAAAGGCGAACCTGTGAAGTTCGCTTCTGAAAGCAAATTTGAGGAGAATATGCCTCCTAAAGATTTACTTCAAAAAATTGCAGAACTTAATAAATAAGGAGGTGGGGAACACGTGGCAGAAGCTAACTATAGTATTAAAGCGACGATTGAAGCTAACGCAAAAAAGTTCAAAAGTGCTATACAAGCAGCTAAAAACACAGCAGAGCGTTTTAAAGGCACTATGGATAAAATCAAAGATAATGAAATTGATGCAGATGCATCAGGTGTAACTAGCGCAGTAAACAAAGCTAAAAAAGAATTAGAGTCATTTAATAACACTCGTGCAGAAGCTGACCTTGATATAGATATTGACGAAGTTAAAAGCAAAGTACAAATAGCTGAAGAATATGTACGCAAATTCGATGCTTACAGAGGCGACGCAGAGTTAGACGCTAATGTAGCGAGTGCGAAAGCTAATATTGAAGAAGCACAAGCATATTTAGAACGTTTCGACGGATCAAATGCTAATGCGCATGCTGATGTTGACGCAAGAAGAGCTATATCAACGTTATCTAAGCTACAGATTGATTTAGATATGTTTGACGGAAATTCTTACAGTGCTCATTTAGATGCAGATTCTACAAAAGCTCGTGCAGCTATAGCAGAAGCTAAGAAGTCGCTCAATAGTTTTGCTAGGCAAAAAGCGAAAGCTACTGTAGAAGTTAACGAAGGCGCTGCAGTTTCTAAAATTTTGGCGCTAAAAGCGATGTTACGTTCAATTCCTAACCGAATACACACTAGGATAGATGTTGACTCTGATAAAGCACAAGGAGCATTTAGAGCGATGGTAGCCGGTATCGATAGCTCTATGAACTCTTGGGACGCTTTAGCAACAAGAATTAGAACAATAGGGACAGTAATTTCTAATATGATACAAGGTTCTTTAATATCCAATATCACATTAGTTATTCCTATCATCGCTTCAATGGTACCTGCATTATTTGCTGTTCTTAATGCTATCGGGGTTGTAGCTGGTGGAGCTGCAGGATTAGCGGCTGCATTTGGTGTTGCTGCAGCTGGCGTTATGGGATTTGGAGTTATGGCTGCAAGCGCCATTAAAATGCTTAACGATGGAACTCTACAAGCTACAGCTGAAACTAAAAAATATCAAAGCGCTTTAGAAGGTGTGAAAGATGCATGGCAAGGTATTATAGAGAAAAACCAAAGCCAAATCTTTAACACAATGGCTAATGGTCTAAACATGATCAAAGTTGCTTTAGCGGGTTTATCTCCTTTTATTAGTGGCGTGTCTAAAGGAATGGAACAAGCGAGTGCTAAAATGCTTGATTGGGCTAAAAACTCTCAAGTTGCACAAAAGTTTTTCCAAATGATGGGCACAACAGGAGTAAGAATATTCAATAATATGCTAAGTGCAGCTGGAAACTTCGGAAGTGGTGTTGTAAGTGTTCTTACGCAGTTAGCTCCACTTGCAGATTGGGCTGCAGCAGGATTTAAAAGAATGGGACAAGCTTTTAATTCATGGGCTCAATCTTCTGCAGGTCAAGAAGCTATCAAATCCTTTGTCGAATATACAAAACAAAATTTACCGTTAATAGGTCAGATATTTGGTAATACTTTCAAAGGTATATTTAACCTTATGAAAGCATTTGCACCTAACACTCACTCTATTTTAGAATCTCTAGCGCAAATGTCTGAAAAGTTCGCTTCATGGAGTGCTACGATAGCGCAATCAGACGGATTTAAAAAATTTATGGACTACATTAATACAAATGGTCCTAAACTAATAACATTATTAGGTAATATAATTAAAATCATCATTAATGTGGGAACGGCAATGGCGCCACTAGCTGCAGCTGTATTAGATGTTGCTATTGCGATTACAGATTTTATCGCTAAATTAACGGAGGCACACCCTGCTATTGGTATATTATTAGGCTTAATCGCTACATTAGCTGGTGTATTCATGACTTTAGGACCGCCTATCTTAGGTGTTATCGACTTTATTTCTAAATTCGCTATGGTTTTAACTGGTGCTGAGAGTGCAATGGCAGCGTTTTCTGCTATAGGCGGTGCTTTAATGACCGCTTTGGAAGGTTTAGCAGCTGCATTTTCGTTGTTGTTAAGTCCTATAGGTTTAATAGTCGCAGCAGTTGTTGCAGTTATAGCTATATTTGTTGCTTTATGGAACTCATCATCAGTATTACGTAATGCCTTAATAGGTGCGTGGAATGCCATTAAAAGTGCTGTTGGAGCAGCGATACAAGCAGTTATTGGCTTCTTAGGAGATTTATTATCTCAAGCGCAATCCATTATGGGACCTCTTGTACCTATATTTAAAAATGCTTGGGATACAATCGTGCAAATTGTTGAAACAGCAGTTAAGTTAATATCTCCAATTGTTTCGCAAGGCTTCCAAGCACTAGTTGCTGTTGTAAGTACAGTTTGGACTGTGATATCTACAGTTATTAAAGTTGCTTTTGATGTGATCATCGGCATAATTACCGTAGCTTTACAGATACTTAGTGGCGACTGGTCGGGTGCTTGGCAAACAATATTAAAAGTTGGGCAAACAATTTGGCAAAACATTGTTTCTGCAGCTCAAGCTATATGGGATATTTGGAGTAAATATTTACAACAAACTTGGCAAAATGCAGTCAACTTCTTTAGTACAATATTTGGCGCGTTAATTGGTATTGCAAGCTCTATTTGGAATGCAATTGTCAATGCCGTTATCTCTGTAGTTAGTGGATTGGGAACTTTCTTATCTAATATATGGAGTACAATTGTTGCTATGGCACAATTCCAATGGAATGTTTTAGTATCTGCAGCACAAACTATTTGGGGTGCGATTGTTAATGTTGTAATGACGGTAGTTAATGGTTTAAGCACATTCCTTGCTAACGTATGGAACTCAATTATTACCTTAGCTCAAATACAATGGAATGTTTTAGTAACAGTAGCACAAACGATATGGACTGCTATTGTTACAGTAATAACAACTATAATTACAATATTGGTTACAATTGTTACTACAGTTTGGACTGCGATTGTTACAGTTACACAAACGATTTGGACAGTTCTTGTTACTATTGCTCAAACAATTTGGACTGCGATTTCAACTATTATTATGACTATTGTTAATATCATCGTCACTATCGTTACAACTGCGTGGACTACTTTAATCACTGTAACAACTATTATAATGACTGCAATCTCATCTGTGATATCTGCAATCTGGACAACAATAGTTACTATAGTAAGCACAGTTGTTTCAACTATTGTATCTTTCGTATCAACTGGTTGGTCTACTTTAATGAGTGTGACAAGCTCTATTATGTCATCGATATCAAGCTTTATTTCAAGCATTTGGTCAACAATAGTAAGTTTTATAAGCAATTCGGTTTCAAGGGCAGTAAGTTTTGTAACCAGTGGCTTTTCAAACATGCTCAGTGCGGTTGGTTCAGCAATGTCAGGTATTGTTAGCTCTGTAATGTCAGGGATGTCTAGAGTTGTTAGTTCTGTAACTTCAGGCGTTTCAAGAGCAGTAAGTGCTGCAAGAAATTTTATTGGAGATATGGTTCAAGTTGGTGCCGATTTAATAAAAGGAATGATTAATGGTATTAAAAACATGGCTGGAGAACTTGTTAGTGCTGCAAAAGGTGTGGTAATGGGTGCAGTTAACGCTGCTAAAAGCGCATTACACATTGGATCACCTTCTAAATTGTTCCGTCAATACGGTATATGGACAATGGAAGGTCTAATGATTGGTATTAATCGTGAAGGAAAAAGTGTGATATCAGGCATGGGTGCAATGGCTCAAAGAGTATCTGATGCTTTTGATCCAAGTCTAAATGTACCAAGTATACAAAGAGACCTTAAGAGTGCGAGCGCATCAGCTAATGCTAATATCACTCACACTCACGAATATAAAACAAATCCATCACAACGTGTTGTAACTGTAAAAATGGATGTTAACAACGATGCTTTAACTCATATTGTCAACGGACAAAATGCAGATAGAGATGCAACATTCACATTCTAGGAGGTCAGGCAATGGATTTAGAAATCAAACAAAAAGATGGAAATAAATATAAGTTGTCTGACTTCGGTTTTCGAGTGAAAGATATTGTCATCGAAAGTCCGGAGATTGAAGATAACTACGAAACAAAAGAAAATACAAGCGGTCGTATGTTACTTAGCAGTCAGTATCGTAAAAGAAAAATTACGGTACCCTGCTATGTAGTTAGTACGAAACTTAATGATATACCAAGATTAAGAGATAAATTTTATGATTTGACTGTTAACACTGAACCTGTTTGGATAAGAGAACTTAGATACGCAGAAGAACATAACTATAAATTTTTGCAACCTACTGAAGAAGATTATCAATCATATGACAAATACGGTTATCCAATATTTCATCATAATATGATGAATGATAATTTTTACACTAGTGGTAAACAGTATCAGGTTAAATGCTCATCGGTTATAACTCCAGAAAACAAGGGCAAAGTTATTAATTTCGATCTAGTCTTTGAAACGATTGAGATACCATTTGCCGAAAGCATAGGAACTTCGTTGGACTTAGAAAATAAACCTAATAAAGCGTTATGGTCTAATGACATGCTAGTTCCGTTTGACGAAGAAAGTGACAAGAGAACTTATACTTTTACTAACTGTTGGAATAATAGTGTTTATTATCACGGAAATGTTCCTAATAATGAGTTTAAACTTTATAAAAAAGTAACAATCGTTCTAGGTAAAAGCGTAAGTAGTAAAGAAAACTTTCAGTTTACATTAGGGAAATCGGATTATATGAAAATTAGCAACATAAACCTTAAAAAAGGCGACAAAATTGTATATGATGGCGTTCAAACATGGCGTAATGGCACCCCAATCAATCATCGTTGTTCTAATGCACAACCTAAGTTTTATCCTGGTTGGAATGACTTTAGTTTTAACCAACAAATCAAATCTGTAACGTTCGATATGAAATTTTATTATAAGTAGGTGGTTATTAAATGCCAGTATTATTTAGCCCGATAAGAGGTATAGGAGAGCCAGTCTATGTTACTACAACTACCACATCTAAATTAGGTTCTGAAACAGTTGTACAGTGTAAATTACTTGAAGATAAATATAACTATAACGTTATACGTGGGATTGATAAGCGTTGGTCGTTAACACAACTTACTGGACCTAACGACAAAAGAGAATATGTTGCTTATATAATCGATAGAAAAACTCACGGTAGAAATCAAGAAGTTACTGTAACACTTAGAGAAAAGCCAATAGATATCATTAAGAGAAAAAGAGTATATGACAAAATAGACGGGCCACATAAACCACCAGACTTTTTTGAGAAAATATTCAAAGGTACTGGTCTTAAATACAAAGTGTCTAGTAATTTATTTGTATCTGAAATTAAAGACTCTGGCGAGGGAGAAAGCGTCGAAGATTTACTAAAAAAAGGTTTAGAGGCATGGGACTTAGAATTTGATATACATCATGATTACAAAACAAACACATATACTTTTGAATTTACGCCATATTTAGAAAAAAGAGCAACTTATCATATAGATGATGAAATTAACGCAAATAATATGAAATTAGAAGAAGATAGTGGCCAAATGTATACCTATGTTAAAGGGTACGGTTCATATACAGATGAAGAAGGTTTAGATGGTGCAGGTCTTATAGTAGAATTTGAACATCCTAATATGAAAGATTACGGACGTTTTGATGCACCACCAGTTAAAGATGGTTCTATTACTGATCCAGATATTATGCGTGCTAGATTACAAGCAGTCATTAATTCGTCTATAAAGCGCTCTTTAACTTTAGACTTTATAGCATTGCGAAATCATTATCCTAATGCCGTTCCGAGAGTGGCAGATATTGTTAAAGTTAAACACTCTATATTAGGTATCAATGAATTTATGAGAATTGTAGAAGTTAAGACAATTAGAGATGCAGAAAACAATATAGTAAAGCAAGACGTGACATTAGGCGACTTTAATAGACACAATCGCTACTTAGAGCGTATTAGCCAAGCGGCACAAGTAGTAGGAGGTTTGGGTGGCGGTTTTGCAAATTCATATCGTACCACATATGCCAAAGCTAATGCTGCTATCACTTCTACACGAAAGTCTATTGATTCTAACAAGGCATTACACGGCAATGAGAATGGTATTAGAGCAATTGTAGAAAAAGATCATATACTCGAATATAACAGAAATGGGAAATTCCGAGTGTCTCATGACAGAGGGAAAACATGGCAAGTTATCGCAAGTGCTAAAAGTGGATTTAACAAATACGTAATACCAAAAGCGACTGATAAATCTTCTGGATTAATGAGTAATACTGATAAAAAGAAAGTTGATAGACTTCATTATAATCGTTTAAAAATGCAAGGCGAAAACGGTAAATATTATAATATCATGATAGATAAAGACGGAAAATTACAAGTTAAGGAGGCGTAGCAATGCGTAAAACAATATATACCAAGCTAGATACTTTATTTAGTTCACGGTATGTGAGAGAAAATGAGCTAAATTACATTGCTATACGAGACATGCTAACTAATATTGAAGAAATATTAGTAAAGCATGGTAAAACCGAAAAGCAAGCTCATAACTCTGAACAAATTGTATATAGATTGCCTACTGGTCCTAATGTTACTGTAGGACAAGAATTAGGATATCAAAGTAAACGTATTAGAAATTTAGTACTAGGAACAATTGGTAATGGCCTACAAGAAGTGAGAGACAGTCGTACATCAATTGACGCTCAAAACTTCCCTATACTTTCAGAAAGATTAAGACATGACTTTACTAGAATAGACGAAAAAATAGACAAAGAATTAAATGTAGCTGATGATGCTACTTATCTGTTTACGCCCCCATTTATCGCAAGTGCTGAACAAGGTGTTAACGAAACACCTAACAACAATGATCCAAACGATAATCGAAAAGTATTTTATGATAAATTTATTGATAACAACTACGTGACGAGAAAATATGTAGGTAAAGATCAAAGTAATCAGTACAACGTTTATGCTTATGACTTCAAACCTCAAAACTATACAAAAACTTTACTCATCACATCATGTATACACGGGAATGAATACAGTGCATTTTATGCTTTAAGTCGCTTTATGGATTTAGTTGTCAACGAATGGAACAAGTATTCTCAACTCGCTTATATACGTAAAAACGTGCGTATTGTCATGGTTCCTATCGTAAATCCATGGGGGTTTGCTAATCAAGAACGTGAAAATGTAAATAATGTCGATTTAAACCGTAATTTTGATTACTATTGGTCAAATGGTAGTGGTACACGTTCCACTGGTAAAAACTATAAAGGTTCAAAACCTTTTAGCGAGAGAGAAAGTAGAAACATGAAAGCGTTAGTAGAAGGCTTAGGAGATATTACAGCTCACGTCGATTGTCATAACATCATTTCTCAAGTGAGTGACTATTGTTTATTCTATCCACGTTTTGCAAATCAACCTAACAATGTGATGACTGAAATGCTTTCAGAAATGTCAGATCATGGAGATTATGTAACTTGGGGTTCAAGCACCTTAGCCTCATTTAGTAACTGGGTAGGTATTAAGCATGGTACAACTTCTTTCTTACCTGAAGTGTACGAAGGTAGAGCTGGAAAACCTAGAGGCGCTCAAGAGATGTGGCGTTCAGTTTATTACTTAGGAAATATCATCTCCAAATTATCAAAACTAGACACTAACAAAGAAGGTAGAATTGCAAATCAACCTATTGTTAAGTCTTTAGTTTATAGTAGTAGATTTGATAAAAAAGATACTAAGCCTTTTTCACTTATCGCTAAAAAAGATTATCAACGTATGTTAATGACACAACAACGTTTCCAAGTTACAGCTAATGGTTTCGTAGAGTTAAATGGTTCTATTACTGTAGAAGTTGATAGAGATACAACGATAGCTGTAGCACCTTATGTAGTACAAAACTATCACCCGTACAGCGGTAATGGAAAAAGTAGAAAACGTCACTTATACAGAGTGAGAATGCCAGTTAAAAAAGGTTGGCATACTATTCCGCTGCATGCAATCGCTCCTGTTCAATATTCAACAACGAGTCCAGATAATGTTCATAGATCTAACGAAGTTATGGGTGTTATAGATATATTAAGAACTAAAGGCGTTGCAAAAGTTAGAAACTTAATTATCAACCTTACTTTTACACCTTCGCATTCACACACAGCAGTTCAAATTCTTAAATCTGGTGGTTATGGTAACCAAAAAGAGAAAACATTCCATCAAGTTTATCCTGATAAACCGAGCGCATATACTAAGACAAACAAAATTATTCATAAAACTAAAAAGAAAAAATAAGGAGGCTTCATAATGGACGGATTTTATAAAGAAGCTAGAATTACTACTGTTGATGAACCTTACTTAAAGCCAATATCTGATGAAGGTATTGGCTTTTATAATATGGATATAAATACTGCGGTATTAACTTTTCAAGTGCGTAGAGAAATAAACGGGGAAAGTTATCCCCTAGAGATTAGCGAAGCTAACACTGAGATAACAGCTTATTTTGTTTCCGATAACGGTTCTTCAACCGGAAGGGTTAAAGTTGAATATGTTAATCCTATGAAAGGCATTATACGTTTAACTTTAGACAGTAATTTCCTAAAGGCTTCTACCGACACTCATGTGACTGGTCAAATTTATATCAAAGCAGTTGGTCGTAAAGATACAGTTGTACTTAACGAGTTTCGCTTTTACGTAAAAGATGCATTAATTAACCAAATAGATGCTGATATTAAAATCAGATATATTAGAGAGATTGACGATCTTGTTGATTTAGTAAAAGACAGAATTGATACTGTATCGAAAGAATTAGAAAACGTTCAAAATGCTGAAGAAGAATTCATGAATTTTGTAAATACTCAAAAGTCAGAATTTGTTAAACAAGTTAAAGATTTGCGGGAACAAATGGAAAGTTTCGCAAAACAAACCGAAACAGAGTTAACAGACTATCTAAATAATATTAACGATAAAATTTTAGAGGTTAATGAACGATTAAATTCGGCAACTGAAGGAGTTATAACAGAGGAAAACTTAGACGAGCACCTTATCAACTACGCTAAAAAAGATGAAGTTAATCAGCAGTTATCTAAGAAGGCAAACGAAGATGAATTTAAAATGCTTTCTGATGGTTTAGATGAATTAATACAAAACAAAGTTAATGAAGCTATAAAGAGTGCTACAGGCCAATTATCAGCACTTACAGAAGCCGAAGGTTTTGCTATTAGGTTAGATGATGTTGACTTATCTACTATGAGCAAAATTGATAAAACTGGTTTTTACTACCTTTACAACCCTACGAATTCTCCTGATCCTGATAATCAAAGCGGTTACGCTATTGTGATATCACGAAGCGAAACATACAAAAAAGTGTTGTTCATGCCATATAACAGACACAGAATATATTCTCGCAACATGATGGGTGAAACGACAAGATGGGGTTCTTGGTACGATGCTACTAAAGGAGTAGTAATACCTGGTTCAGACCCTGTTGTATAGGAGGTATTTTATAATGAAAAATAATTCAATCACTTACTCATTATCATTTTTGATGATTTTAGGATTTGGAGCATTGATGTTTGAACGTGGTTTTTTCTGGACAAGAGAACAGGCGTCAATCATTAGAGATAGTGATTTCTATTTAGCTTTACATCATATAATGCCTATTTGGATATGGGGAGTCCTTGCGATGATTTTTAGTGCTTTTATTATAATTGCCCCATTCTTTTTACCTACACAAAAGTTAAATAATACTTTCAACTATCTTATTTGTATTGGGGGTTGGGGTAATGCTTGCTTTTACTTTTTAATGACATCCGCTAGTATGTTTCATGCTATTAATTGGCTTTCTCCTTTGCAATTCTCTACCTTTACAATGATCTGTGGCATTTTAGGGTTCTACGGAGGTGTAGAAATTGTCTCAAGAAGAAGATAAATATGTATTACGTACAGAATGGATAAAGAATACAGGTAAAATTTATGAAAAAATCAACGAAAATGATAGAAAACACATTGAGGCATACAGCACACTAGATAAAAGGCTCGAAAAACAAACAGGATTACAAGAAAAGCAGTTTGAGTCGCAAGAACGATTAGAAAAACATTTAGAAAAAATTAGTGGTGTGATAGAAAAAGTGGGAAATGAATTCACTGACGTAAAGTACACAGTTAAATCTCACGAAGCGCAATTAGAAAATATAAATAAGTCGATTTCTGATAAACAAAAAGGAAATGTTCAAGTAGTAGTAGCGTTAATTAGTGGTGGTTGCGCTATTATTGCAGCTGCTTTCGGTTTAGCCTCCGTACTATTTTAAGCTGACACTTTAGTGTTGGCTTTTTATTTTTACAAAGAAAGTAGGTGTGTAAATGGCTATACTACCTAAAAGCGGAAAGCCAACAGCTTCGCAAGTTGTAAATTGGGCTAAATGGATGGCTAAGAACCATAAAGGGGTAGATATTGACGGAAGATATGGTTTCCAGTGTTAACTTTCAGCACCATTAGTGAGTAATCATTAATGAAAACTCCTCTAATTCATGGGAACCCCTAACGTAAAGACGAGGGCAATCATGAGCGAAGCCTAGAAATAGGAACGTGCAACGACTAGTCGAAAGACGTACGCTCAAGCGAGTGGAAACGGGGAGCAACCTATTGGGTTGATGATATAGTCTGAACATTCATAGAAATATGAAGAAGGTAGTAAGTAGCGAATACTATCGTAACAATATTGTGGGATTTACCTAACTATATTTTTCAAAGATATTGGCATTTTAGAACTTGGGGAAATGCAAACGCTATGGCAAATCGTAGTCAATACCCTAATAGATCGTGGAAGATTTATAGAAATACATCTAGTTTCACACCTAAACCTGGTGATATAGCAGTATGGACTTATGGTTGGGCTGGACATACTGCAATAGTTGTTGGTCCTAGTGATAAATCACACTTTAAATGTGTGGACCAGAATTGGGTTGGGTCTAACCAATGGAGTGGTTCGAGAGCGGCTTTTGTTAATCATAACTATAACGGTAACGGCGGGAACATCTATTTTATTAGACCGCCATACAAAGCTGAGAAAAATCCTCCTAAGCCTAGCGATAGCTCAAGTAGTTCAAGTAGTTCAAGTAATACGGCAACAGACAACAATAAAACAGTCACAATCAAAAAGAAACAAACGCACATCAATTTCACTATTGACGATGGAGAACCAACATATCCTGAATTTATCCCTCACGATATCGTACAAGGCAAAGATAGAGGATATAATCCTAAAAAAGTGACTATAAGAAATGCGAATACGATGTGTTCTGTGCTTGACTTATACTTTGACAGAGAAAAATATCTAACTGACAAAGAATATCCTCACTACTTCATAGATAGAAATCATATATGGCAACCGAGATTAGAAACGTACGAAGTACCAAGCCACCCAGACAATATTGTCATTGAAGTTTGCCAAGATTTATCAGCAAGTAAAGATGATTTTATAGTCAATGAAATACACACTATGTTGCAAGCAGTTTCAAGAATGAAATATCAAGGTATACCAGTTAAACCATCTTCTATTGAAGTTGATACATCTAATATTTGGAGAAGTGTATATGAGCACGGAGATTGGGATATATCACTCAATGGGTTACCACCTAAGAAAAATGTAGATAAAACGATTAACGGTCTTTTATACCTTTATAAAAACAGTAAAAAATTACTTTCTGAAATACCTAAAGACAAAGTTAAAACAAAAACAATTAAGGTTACTGTTTCAGCTTCTAGTGTTAATAAAAACAAATCTACAACAACAACTAAAAAAGGGAGCAAAGAGCCTACTGTGGTTGTTTCAAGAAGTGCTTATTCATTCAAAAGAGCCGTAGCTATTCAAATGACTAAATCTCCTCAAATCAACTATGGTAATGGCTGGTATGGTGCCAGTTATTCGGCAACCCTTAATGCTATGAACTCCTTAAAAATATGGAATAGCAAAACGCAAAAATATCAAATGCTTAATTTAGGTAAATATCAAGGTATTTCAGTTTCAGCACTTAATAAAATATTGAGAGGAAAAGGCTCTTTATCTGGGCAAGGTAAAGCAGTTGCTTATGCTTGTAAGAAATACAATTTGAATGAAATATACTTGATTGCACATGCCTTTCTGGAAAGTGGTTATGGTACATCTTACTTCTCAAGCGGTCGTGCGGGTGTTTATAACTACTTTGGTATTGGTGCGTATGATTCGGACCCTGATAATGCTATCCCTTATGCGAGAAGTCGTGGTTGGACGACGCCCGCTAAAGGTATAATTGGCGGTGCTAAATTTGTAAGACAAGGTTATATTAGCAAAGGTCAAAATACTTTATATCGTATGCGTTGGAATCCACGTCATCCAGGAAATCATCAATACGCTACCGACGTACGCTGGGCACAAGTTCAGGCAACAACCATCAAAAATCTGTATGACAAAATCGGAATTAAAGGTGAACATTTTATTAGAGACAGATACAAATAACAGGGCTATACACTGACAGTGTGTGGCCCTAAATTATTAAAAAGAGGTGTTTAAATGGAAACGTACAAAACAGGTACAGTTAACACAATCATCAATGAACATGGTGTTGATTTAGGAAATATAAACGTTAACTTGTACACAATGGATAATATGACTTCTGTTATTGATATCCATCTCAAAAAGAAGAATTTGATTTCAGAACAACAAGAATATATACCGGTTAACTTCAATCAGACAAAATTCAAACCGGTATTACACATTTTTGCTCAAGACGGATCTATTTTCACTAATGAACCTCTTGAAATCATCAAACCTGAAGAGGGTTATGTAAGATATATCATTCCAGAATATATCACTAAACATGTTGGTCAGATGCAATGCAAACTATTTTTGGAAAACCCAGAAAATAACGATAGCAGTCATGTTGCTAATTTTTACTTTACTGTTAACGATAGCGGTATAACTAAAAGTATTGGTAAGGAAATACGAGTAGAATTACTTGATGACATTGTTGAAAAAGTAATGAAAAATAATGTAGAGATTTTTAAAGGTCCTAAAGGAGATACTGGAGAACAAGGTCCAGCAGGACAAGACGGTAAAGATGGTAAAAATGGCATTAATGGTATCGATGGTATAAATGGTAATCCAGGTCCACAGGGGCCAACTGGTCCAAAAGGCGATACAGGAAAACAAGGTATCACAGGCCCACCAGGTCCTAAAGGAGAAAAGGGAGAACCTTTCAGATATGAAGATTTCACTTCCGAACAATTAGCGAGTTTAAAGACTTCTGTTGAAATGATAAAGAGTGACTTAATTGCAATTAACGGGGCTAAAACAAGCGCTTTCTCAGATAACTCATTACCGAATTATACAATACTAAAATTCTCAAATATAACTATTGTAAAAGTATATGGATTTTTTTCAAGTTTATCTGTCAACACAGTGTTCACTCAAATTCCTAAAGAAATTGCACCCACTCAATCTTTTGAAAGCAAAGGGATAGCTAGATTAGCTACAAATACGGAAACCATCTTTAAAATCGGTGAAGATGGTAACATTTCTACACAAGGGCAACCAAATACCGGAGCAATCTTGTTAGACACTTGGTGGATATTATAAAGAATGGAGGTTTTCAAATGTATAAACAATACTTTAAAAAGTCTAATGGCGAAGTATTCTTGTTTGATGACAAATCAGATGAAGTTACTGATGAATTTACAGAAATCAAACCTGATGAAGGGCTTTATGCACCTATTCATTTTGACGGACAAAAGTGGGTAGGTACACCGTATGAAGAATGGATAGCCAATCATCCTAAACCAGATGAATTTGAAGAAATACCAGATGAAAAAGATGAAATTATTGCTGATTTATCTATTCAATTATTAGAAGCACAAAATGCAATTTCTACAGTACGAAATGATGTGGCGAATTTAACTATACAACTATTGGAGCGTGAATAATTTGAGAAATATAGGAATTAGATACTATAAGATGGGGCTTTATACTAATGAACAATTCGCGTTATTTGTAAAAAGAGGATTTGTAACGCCGGAAGAATATTTAGAATTAACGGGTGTTGAATATGATCCTGAAAAAGCACATGCATAAATAATCCGCCGGACTTTTTAGTCCGGTTTTTTTATTGGAGGTAAAACATGCTAATAAACGTACTTAATTTAAATGACTCACAAGACGGCAATCGCATTAAACAAGGCGACCTATCACATATGCGATACATCTTATCTGACACTAACAACGACGACTTAAAACTAGACGGATTACCTGCAAAAGTATTTCTCACTGACAGTACAGGTGTCAAATATATCTACGACACTACAGTTAGGCAATATGACAATGCCTATGTGTGCGATGTAGTTATCAATCAAATTATCCCTGCTAACATATACACACTAGAAATATGGGTGGATAACAAGTATGTATTCCCGTCTGATAAGAAAACGAAAATCGAAGTAACTGAAAGTGTGATTGGTAGACAATTGATCAATACACAAAACCATGATTTGTGGCAAGAGATGATTGAATACGGCGTAAAAAACGGATTGATTAAGAACCAAACTGAAACCGAAGTAAATTATTCTCCTCTCAAAAATTTAACAGGAGTGTTTATTGGTGATAGTATAACTGAAGTTAATTTTAGAACATCAAAGAATTACCATCAATTTATAGCAGAACGTACAGGCTTAAATGTAATTAATTTAGGTGTGAGTGGTACAGGATACGTAGACCGAATTAACGCAGTTGATTCTATCACAGAACAACCTGATTTCATCTCTGTATTTTTAGGAACGAATGATTATTCAGGAGTTACAGGTAGCAAATTATTAGGAGATGTGACTGACACCGATGCTCCTACAGTCGCCAGTCATATATATGCATTATTGAATAACTTGATTAACAAGTTTCCTAACACACCTGTTCTAACTATCACACCTTTACCAAGAATTGAAAGTAACCCTTACGATGAAAACAAAGGAGAAAATGGTTATTCATTGTATGAATTATCAAAAGTGATTAAAGGAGTATCTAAACGTTTAGGTGTTCCGTGTTTAGATTTATATCATTGTAGCCATTTAAGACCATGGATTGATGAAGTTAATCAACATTTCTTTTCATATCAAGAAGGACAAGCAGATGGTTTACACCCTAATTATAGAGGCCATGAATACATTTCATATCCAATACAATCATTTCTCGAACAACATGCTATTGTAGGAGAAATACAACCATTTGTATCAGACGAAGCACCAGTTATTAAGATTGTACCAAAAGCATCGTTTGAAACATTAGAAGATGGCTCAACACTTGCCACTATTCCTAGCGTTCAACCTACATGGATAGAAGATCAAAGTTTCATGTTAAGAATACCAGTAGAAACATTGAATTTAAAAAGCAAAAAAATAGCAGAAGTTGATTATAACGGAAATAAGATTTTAAAACCTAATGATATATTAAATAATAGTCCGTTTTGGTATGCCGTTTCAAGTTATCCTAAAGGTGAATTCAATCGCATAGATGAAATTAACGATTTTGTACAACACTTGAATTATGTCGGCGATACTGAATACGGAAAAACTTACAAACCAATCACAATTAAAATTAAATATAAATAATTGATAGCTGACCTTTTTAGGTCGGCTTTTTATTTTATTCAAAAAAGGAGAACATATCATGAAAATTAATTGGAAAAACCGCTTAAAAAATGGAACTACTTTAACAGCAATCATAGGTGCATTACTTTTATTTGTTAAACAAATCACTGAAATTTTTGGAATTGATATTTCACACCAATTAGAACAAGTCAGTGGAATAATAGGAACAATCATCACTTTATTAGTTGGTATGGGTGTAGTTACTAACCCTAACACTAAAGGCGTGTCAGACGCGGGTATAGACCTAGATTTAAATGCACCACGAAACGAAGAAACGCACCCAGTACAGTTTAAAAGTGAGGCAGGCGCAGTGAAACCTGAAGTTTTCGACACTAACGAACCGTTTACTGACGATTCTGATGAAGAAGAATTCGAATTTAATAATGATGGAGGAGGAGCTCCAGATGAAAACACAATCCCAAATCAATAAACGTTTAAGAGATTATAAAAACGGTGTAGTAGATAGTCCGTACAGAGTTAAACGTTGGACGAGTTATGACGCTTCCTTTGGTGCTATGGAACCAGGTTGCATTGATAAAGACCGTGCTTATCACGCACAGTGTATGGACTTGGCGATAGATTATGTAATGTGGTTAACTGATAATCAAACAGAGATGTGGGGCGATGCTAAAAGCTCTATAAAAAACAAATTCCCTAAAGGGTGGAAGATTGTAGAAAACAAACCGTCAACGATACCCAAAAAAGGTTGGATAGCTGTATATACAGCTGGAACCTATTCACGTTATGGGCACATTGGTATTGTATATAATGGTGGTAATACGAATAGCTTCCAAATTTTAGAACAAAATTGGAATGGCTGGGCTAATAAAAAACCTAGCTTACGATGGGATAACTATTATGGTTTAACACACTTTATTGTTCCGCCTGTAGCAAAAGAAATAGAAGCACCTAAAAAAGATGCAAAATCAGCTCCTAAACAGTCAATTAAGAAAAGTAGTAGCATCAAAGTTAACACTAATCATATAAAAGGCTGGACTATGACTAAAAGAGGCCGTAAACCTAAAGCTGTAGTTATTCATAACGATGCTGGTACCATGAACTCAAAACAATACTATAACAACCTAGTAAACGCTGATTACAATAGATTAGCTAGAGGTATAGCTCATGCATACGCTGATAGAAACGGTATTTGGGAAGCTATATCAGAAGATAGAATTGCTTGGCATGTTTCTGATGGCGTTCAACCAGGTTCAGGTAATTTTGAAACTTATGGAATTGAAGTTAATCAATCAATGTATGTAAGCGACAAAGATTTCCTTAAAAATGAACAAACAGCTCTTAAATTCGCAGCGCATAAACTTAAAAAGTGGGGGTTACCAGCTAACAGAAATACTGTTCGTTTACACAATGAATTTAGTTATACAGCTTGTCCTCATCGTTCTGCTAAATTACATGCTGGCATTGATCCAACAAAACAAGCATGGACTAAGGCAACACAACTTAAGTTAAAAGATTACTTCATTAAGCAAATTAGGGCATATATGAAAGGTGATACACCTAAGGTTACTACAGTTAAAAACAAACCTGGCAGTGCTTCTACGCCTGCTAATAGACGAGATATGAGTGGTTGGAAAATCAATAAGTATGGAACTTATTACAAATCAGAAGTAGCTCACTTTACGCCAAACACGCCTATTAAAACTCATTATGTTGGACCGTTTAGAAGTTGTCCTGTGAGCGGTGTATTACAACCTGGACAAACTGTAAGATACGATACTGTATGTAAACAAGACGGTCATGTTTGGATTAGTTACACAGCCTACAATGGCAAAGATGTGTGGTTAGCAGTAAGAACATGGGACAAAAATACAGATAGCTTAGGTAAGTTGTGGGGTACAATTAATTAA